GTTCTGCATCGTTTACTCCTTTCAAGTTGTTTGCTTTTGGTTCTTTTCTGTTCTGGCAAAAGAAAGAACATCCGCAGCACGGTAAATTGGTCACTCCACATAAACAGTCTTCAAACATTAGATTTTTCAAAATAATACAACGGCACTGTGTTGCCTGAGTTCCATGTGTCATACCAATCACCATCAATGACAGCGACGGCATGCTCCATAGGGCCGAGGACATATTTGCCTTTGGGATGATCCCGTGCGAAGTCTGCAACAGTATAGCAATCTGGACATTGGTCTATGAGTCTCACTCTGTCATAACCGAGCATGGTGAGTAGCTTCCACCAGACACGATCTGAACTTGGCATATCGGACATCACAGATGACAGCACACTTTGAGCGAGGTGAACCATATGCCAAGTTAGACCAGTCACAGCACAGATTGCTCTTACTGTGCAATCGCCGACGAAAAAACCTTCTGGGTTGGGGTTGTAGTAATACCACATAGAATAATATCTGTTTTGTGCTTTTAAATCAGTGGATATTGATAGTTATTAATTGCTCCATTTTAGTTACATTGTTTCTTTGCTTATCATATAGCGCATTGCCTTTATTAGTCATTGCTTCAGCGTATTCGTTGCGCAAAGTAATACAAGCAGAATTGCCGCAAGAATAACCGCAAGGGCATTTACTTTTTAATGGGCACATTTTACACTCCATTATTTCATATCCTTTCAGTTGCATTGCTCCATTTAAGTTAGAGTGTCTTCATCCATGCCTCAATAATCGGCGTAATATACTCATACCCGTTTGCTGTCAAATGCTGTCCATCACTGTACAAATAGGTCTGGCCACTTGTGTAATGGGATGGAATCAAAGGATTAAGATGACTTTCGTTCCACAAGTCAACGCAAGAGATGCCCCACTTGTGGCAGATTTCCTTTGCCGTCTGAATGTAATATCCACGATTCTTTCTTGAGGAATTCGATGTACCCATTTTCTGTGCGGCTATAAAACCAATCTTTGCACTCGGATATGTTGATACAAGACGTTTGCAAAGATAATCGACAGCACCACAAAAAGTATTGATGTTAAAACCATAGTATGTTTCTGCATCATCTGTGCCATAGTTATCTTCTGCCCATGTGCCAAAAGCTTCTGGTTTGGTTTCTCCTGTTGCATCTCCTATATGGTCAGCATCGTTTGTTCCACCTTCAAAAATAATATAATCTGGATTTTCTGTCATGATGGCTCTTGTACATATTGCTTTCGATGGTAAAGCTGTTGAGATTGTCGAGCCTCCTATCCCGTCGTTTTCCCAAAGCATGGTGTTTTTGCTTCCTATTCTTCCTGCCCACCCGCTTTGTGAATCTCCCTCGCAAATGGAGTCTCCGAGGAATACAGCTCTCTTTACATATAATGGATTGTTAAGGTTTTCGTGCCCTGAATAGATTCTCTCGTTTATGACTTCCTGTTCTAAATAAGGGTAGAACCTTGTCGGGAATTCACTCCCCTCAATGACCATGAAATTCCCAAATGTATGATACTGGCTTAAAATCTCATTTGAATTTACGTTTTTAGTGAGTACGTTGACCCTCATATATTTAGCACTTGTATTTTGAGTAAATGTAAACATCAAAAACGATCTAGAAGAAGTACCGTCTACTGATATCAGCGTGCCTGTTACATAATCAGTATAGTTTTTGTTGCTGTCATAGAGAGGAATTGATCTCGCTGATGTTCCAGTACCGAATTTATTGGAGTAAAAAGGAAGAATGTATGTTTCTCCACCTTTAATTGGGATATAGCCTGAAACGAGGAAATCAGAAGCTGCTGTTAAATTTCCATTGTTACCAATATAGCTTCCGCTTACTATGTCGCTATCCGCAGGATTAAACAGGTTTTTATAGCTCTGTTCTTCTATAAATGTGCATTGATCTGGATTAATGTTATTTAGCAGACCATCTATATTTGCGTAAAAAGATAATTCTATAGTTCCAGAAGAAGACCAAACATAATTCTCTCCTTCAAGCATAGTTATCATTTCATCAGAAAGATTATATACAACGGGAGTGTTCAATGGGTAATCGATTTCGACATTATTTGACTGTAACCATGTGTTTAGACCTTGGACGGTATTGATAGACGTCTCTGTGATTATCAATAATTCTGCTTTACCACTATCTGACGGAGACACTCTGTATGCATCGCTACCCATCGATGCCTTTGTTGCTGTTGTCAAGATGTCTGACTGAAGCTCTGATAAATAGACCGCAGAAGTCGGAGAAATGAATCCAGGTGCTTGTACACGGAATCTGGAACCTGAATATGAACTTATCCCTTCACTACCATTACCAGTAAGTATGATGTGCCTTGATTTTACCGTAAGTGTTTTCTCATTCAGATCAATTTCTGCCCTATATACATTACCAGCTTCGGATGGGAAAGTGATCTCTGTGACTTCTGCATCAGCCTGCTGATCAGTTGGCGACACATAAACATTTAAAGAAGTTATACCTGGTGTAAATGCTCTTTTATTTGTTGGAGACGCATTTCCAGACCCGCTTCGTTCGGACACTATAGATATTTTGAAATTTTCAAACTTAGCACCTGCTATTCCATTTGTAAAATGAACTATTTCACCAGACGCAGATCTCTTCGGCACCACGCTATTGATGTTGTCAACTGATTCCGTTACGTTAATAATTGATTCCTTTAAGCCACCAACCAGATCCGCAGGAGCAGCTGCACCAGAATCGGTAAGTGTCCTGTCCAGTACAAACGACTCAGCAGCATCTTCGGCAGCGGCCTGTGCAGCCTGCGCCGCAGAAACTGCGCTATTAGCCTGTGTGACAGCCGCATTAGCCTGTGTTACTGCGCCTTCTGCGGCAGCCTGTGCAGCCTGTGCATCAGTAACAGCCTGGTTTGCAGTGGCAACAGCGGATGCAGTAGCTTCTTCGACGGCGTCGTCAACAGCGTCCTGAACTGTGGCATCGATGTTAGTCACAGCTGCTTCGGCTCTTGCAACAGCTGTGTCCATTCTGTCTATGAGTCCCGGAGCATTCTGGGTGAACTCATTAAAGATAGCCTGAAACTGTTCTTCAGTTCCGGTATATCCAGCGGCTTTAGCATAAGAGTATGCGGTTACTTTACCCAAGTCTTTTTGAATACCATTTGCCATTACGGTTCTTCCTCCTCTGTCCCGTTAACCCAAATAAGGTGTCCGTTAGAATCTATGTAGAAGTCGTTATCTACGTTGTCTGTTCTTGTGTAAATGAGATGGCCGTCATCGTTGATGTACAAGTCCATGTAACCTGCGGCAGCTGCGCCCTGTTCAGCTTTGTCTGCGTAGTACTTGGAGTTGTTGTGGAATGTCTCGTCTGTCTGGCCTACATCGACGCCTTCGCGCTGTCCTACAGCCCAAGCCTCGGAGTCAATCGCTCTGGCTTCTGATGTCTCTCTGGCTACGATAGACAGGTCTTTCTGGTCTTTTGCGTACTCGGCGTAGTACTGGGCATTGTTGTGGAACGTTGGGTCTGTTGATTCGACGTCGACGCCGTTTCGCTTACCAACCGCCCAAGCTTCAGCCTGTGTGACGATGCTGCCCCAGCCAGCGAATGTCTGTGCTCTGGCAACTTCGTTGCCCATGCGGGTCTGTTCGGCCTGCACTCTGGCTGCTTCTGCAATGGCAAGTGCAGCCTGGTAGTCATCCATCGCATCGAGAGCATCTTTGATGCCTTCATAGTTGGTGACGGTGCCGTTCTCAAGTCTGACCTGTACAAGTCCTCTGTCTTCGCCGTCCGGCTGGAAGGTTACTGAGTCAATGCCGACACCTTTCATATTGACGAACTTAAAGGTAAGTCGTCTGTTTGCTCCAACTCCGGTGTCCTGTACGACGATGCTCATTGGGCCGTAAGCGTCGGCTTCGGAGATGTCTGTCGCAACAGAACGAATCACGTTGCCGTCAAGAGTCTGTGCATAAGCTTCAACCGACTGTGCGTATGCAAGCATTTGTGCGACTTCGCTTGTTGTAGCTTCAGTGTGGTTCGTTGCAAACGAAGGATCTGTACCATCGAGAATCTCACCGCAAGCACACCAGACAGTGGGCAGTTCGACAGAAGCATTGCCACCATACACACCGATGATGAGGTTCACACCTGCATTCACCATGCACGAAGCGGGTACGATGATCTGGTCGCCGACAATAAGAAGCTCTTCTGACAGCTCGCCAGCTCTGACAACAGCGGTCTTGCCGAGGCCATCCCAATCGCTTGAGAACTCGAACTTAACTACCGGGAGATTGACCATCCCAGCTGTCAGAGTCTCGGTCTGAAGCAGATACGCATCAGCTGCGGAACATTGTATCTTAATCATTTCACACTATTCCTTTCGTATCGCCAGCCTTGTTGATTGCTCTCTGCAGTGCGCCGTAGCCTCTGCCTTCCGGTATGTCCATCTTGCCTTGCAGCTGTGCCATCATTGGCTCACCACCACCTGAAGGAGCAGGTGCACCACTCGCTTCAGGAGGCATACCGCCCATCGGCATAGCCTGCATCTGCATCTCTTGGTTTTTAATATCCGTAATAAGAGAAAGTCTCTCTTTTATGTAGTCATCAGGAAGACGTTCGAGGAACTGTACAGTAGTGATCTTGCCCTGCATGAGCAAATTCTCAAGAGTCTGAACAGATGCAATCTCGGAGTAGTATGTCGACGCGCCAACGTCAACTCTAATAGTAACTGGATGGTCTTGTAACACAGAGAAGTCGAACATCTCTGGCACTTCTTCCGGTATCTCCTGATCAGGATTAACCTGCTGCGCCCAGATAGCTGCCTGCCGTTCTCTGGTCTTGATCGGTCTGTCTACATACCGTTTGCCGTAGTATTCGCCCATGAAGTCGAGGATTACTCTTGCAAGCTGATTATCGATAGCAGAGTAGATGTTCTGCTTGGTCAGCTCAGACGGAGTAGCAGCTGCTCTCTGAAGAGCAATGATAGCGGAAGTGTTATCCGGTCTGGTATCGCCGAGAGCGACAGACGTAGCGCCAAGGCTCTGCTCGGTCTGGTCGATCATGCTCTGAATATACTGGAAGATCTGCGGCGAGATGTTAGCTCCCTCCACGACCTTCATTGCATTATCTACTGTGCCATTAACACCGTATGCAGCACCAACCTGGTTGGTCACTTTCTGGATACGGGTCTTGTCGTAAATCTTGGTTGGGAAGGACATATTCATCATGCTTACTTGTGTCAGAGCATGAATCTTGTTGATGGCAATCTGGTTCGGAATCAGTCCAGTCACCATCGCCTGTCCATGATAGCAGTCCTTGACATTGTCCCAGCAGAGCCAACACACAGGATAATGCTTGATACCTAGGCTCTTTGGTTCTTCGATCTCAGCCTTCTCAGCACAGCTGTATGTCCAGATCTCATCGGTTTCATCGTCTCTCCAAAACAGCTGAATGATCGTGACAAGCTCGTCATTCCACTTAGCCTCGTCCGTAGCTTGAGACTCATCGGAAGTAGCCGTAATGTTTCGCCATCCATCAGAACCATTGTTTTTAGCAAGGAGTCTGGCATTGCGTTCCGGCATACGGCGAGCAATAATAATCCAAGGCTGTTCCTCAACTCTGACATCGTTCGGATTGCCGAAGTAGACTCTCGTGTTGTCGACGATCTCACACTTGATCTGGCCTTTGGCTTCCTGCCCTGTCTCGGCATCGGCATCCCAGTAAACATAGATGCAGCCGTCGCCGTCGACGCAAGCGTTTCTGGCAAACTCTCGAATCAGAGCAGGAACTCTATTCCGCTCGAAGATAGCTTCAAACTCATCGTTGATGTGCTGTACGATCTCTTTGTACTGAGAAGTACCAACTGTATCAGCAAGAGGAGCAGCTGTGACCTTGATATTGTCAGAGACGATTGTAGCAACAGTGAACAGGCCGACACGTTTCAGAATGTTGATCTGAGGTGTAGGCAAGTTGTTCGAAGGAACACCCTCCCACTGTTTACCGATGAAGAAGTTCTCGTTAACTCTGACAGTTTCATCGAGGTTGATCTGCTGATTGTATCCAAGTCCTTTCTGATACATCTCCCAAGCTATTCTGTAGTCGGGAAGCTTATAACCTCTGAACAAGCCAATCAATCGTTCGTCTTCAGAAAGATTCTCGTCATTACGAAGATCTTCTTCATCAGATTCAGTTTTTGTTTTGGTTCTGTATTCGTCCATTATTCTTTACCAAACGGAGAGTAGTTGACGATGCCGTCAATATACTCGGACATAACCTTCTGCTTTTCTTCTTTGATCTGTTTCTCAACAGGATCTTCAGCATTCTGGAATTCAGAAATGAAGTTCTGAATGTTCTCAACTTCTACTGACAGATCACTTACTGCTCTTCCGAGGCTTGCGAGACTTGTTGTCAGAACTTCGTGTCCCTTTCCCATCCTCTCGCCCAGTCTCTTCAGGCATATCGCCATCACTATCAGTGCTATCCCCATCAGCACTATCAGTATCAACATAATCGTCTCCATCTGGCATCCCCCTTAATGTGACTTCCAACTTGCGTGGTGTTCTATCTACAGGCTTCTCGACATAGCCGCCATTCTCCGGCTGTGCGAGAAGCATCTTTATCCCTGTGGCATTCTTGGATGTTGTGGCCATCCTGTTCAGAAAAGATTCCCGTCTTCTCTTGGCATACCGCAGCCACCGCCAGTATTCCGGTTTCAGAACCATCTCGTCATATTCCTCATCCTCAATATCCAGATAGTTCTTCAAGCCTGCCAGATCAGGGAAGTCTCCCCTCTTTTCAACTGCATCGTGATACTGCAGCACCTTCGCTTTTAGTTCATCTGGTGTATATGTAAATTCATACTCAGTAGCCAATGTATGCCTCCGTGATCTCTCCACCTGTCAGATAGCTGAAAGGCTCTTCCGGTTCCTCTTCCTCATCCACAAATGGATCTCTGATCTTCTTGATGACAGGCATCTCAGACACAATCTGTCTGCTGATCGCAAAGTACCTTATGCCGTCAACAGTATGCGTGACATCATGTGGTGTCTTGGCACAATCATTCGGATTCAGCTCGTCATGCTGTATCGCCTGTATGTCTTCAAGAGCTTGCCCAATATTGTCGAAGAACATCAGAGCCGGCAGTTCTTTCGGTGCCTTGCTCTTGCCACCCAACCGCTTTATAACCGTCTCATCATGGAGAGGTATCGGATCAAGCAATGACCTCATAACCATGTGGCCCTGCACTCGGTTGTTATCAGCCTTGACTACCTCCACACCATTCAGCATAAAGATCTCTGCTGTGGTCCTACCTGTCTCTCTCTGCCTTGACCACATATCCGGTGGTGCATAGGTGCAGGTGATTTGTTCACTCTGCAACGTATTCTGCTTCACATATCTGGCAGCATCCTGTGGGTTTAAGTTATCTAGTTCAAACGATCTGTAGCACCATGCACGACCATCTGTGTCCACCGCCCACCAGAAACAGGCAAACATATCAAGACCATAGTCAAAGCTTCTGTACCGATTCCAATGATCCGGTATCTTGAACTGCTTCTTCACATGCTTCGTAGGATCGAAGTTGTCGAAGTACTGGCCGGACATGATGTTCCAGTCGCCATACCGAAGAGCATCAGAGTTGGACATCTTCGATACGTCTTCAAGGTATGTGGCATCTTCCTTGAGCATCGCCAGATTGTCCTCTGCCTTGGCAAACACAAAGGCATAGTCATCTGGATTCTCTGACTTCTCCGGATGCTCATAGTCCGTGCGGAACTTTCGATCGATAAACAGCCTCTTTACCCAGAAGTGACCAATGCCACCAGGGTTGCAGGTAAGCAGCATCCGCTTTGGAAAGCCCATGCCAACATGCCCTCGCATGCAGCCAGCCAAATGTCTAAACATTCTTTCAGTGAACTGAGTAGCCTCATCTATGATGATGATGTCATACTCCTGCCCCTGATACTTGTTCTCTGACTCGTTCCCTTCCCAGTTACCAAACTGGATGGTCGAACCATTGTCCATCGTCAGCTGATGTGTGGAACCGTTGTAGGATCTCTGATCCTGTGGCAGCAGCTTTAAGATAGGTTCTATTTGGTTCTGCCTTATGTCTTCATAGGTAGCTCTGACAAAGAGAATCGCTATGCCTTCGTACTTGTAGCACATCATGATGGCAAACACTCTTGCCAAGTGGCTCTTGCCACCAGCTTTGGCACCACCATAACAGGTAAACTTATGTGTCTTGATTGCTGTCCAAGCATCAATCTGCTTTGGGTTCAGCTCTCCAAGATCAAGTTTTACATTGTCACCTGTTGATGCCGCCTTCTTCGGCATTTAACCATCTCCTAAAATGCTACATACCATCCCATTCCATAGGACAATTTTTATTCTAAAAAAACGGAGTCCCATCCAAAAATAAGTCCCCGTCACTTTTCCTTGTACCCCCTACGGGGTCTGGTTTTCAATATGATGGCGATTTTCACGCCGCTGTTTGTTGCAACCTAATGGTAAGGCATTCCCAATGATGCAGGTAGGTTTGCCCTTTACACTGCAGCCGCATCGGCATCGCATCTGCAGAAACCACAACAGCCTTGAGGTAGTAGTTGAAAGGAGGATCGCCTTATGATGGTCAGGCAATCAATGACCATGAAAGAATTCCTGTAATCCTCATTACCAAAATATCAAACTATATTCCACTTGTCAAGTAGAATAATACAAAATATCTTGTTTCATGGGACAAAATCAAAAGCCGAAGTCTGAAATGCGTGTGAGATAACCCAACCAAAATCCGAGGTCTGAACTGTACGTGAGATATTATATATATATTATTATATAAACATACGTCACTTTTTCCGCTACCCCCTCTATACCCCACCAACCCGGAACGAGCTTAGACGAAGCAGGCGCACCCCACCCCACCGCACCTTCTAATCGACCCCTGCCGCAGGTCGGTACTCTCTATACCTCGTATCTACTTCGTAGTATGTTAGAGAGTATACCTCGTATATCAATAATCCTATATAACGCTCTAATATAGATATCTAATAACGAAGTATTAGAAGTACTAATTAGAAAGAAGCATCTTTCTATCTGTATCTTTACTCGAATCTTCTTAATCGTAGTGGTTAGAAGAGTCGAGGTTTTTTATTTTCTTCCGAGAAGTGAATTCATTAGATGAGTTCAGTACCCCCGAACTACAGAGGGGCGCATGCAGGATGCAGTACAGTTCCCTGTATTACTTAGATTGGAGATTTGACCATGAATTACAAAGAAACCATTTGGGGCTCAGATCTGCTGAATATGTCAGCGTTGGTACTCATCGGATACATTGTTGATCTGCATGGCTACATTCAATTTGCAAAAGCACATGGTAGTGAAGATATCGTCAAGAAAGAAATGAAGCTCCATGACATGATGCTTGATACACTTGCTGAAAAGCGAGCAACCTATCGAACCCATGGAAGCATTGCAGGAGAAATAAGCAAAACCCTGCGAGAATACCGCAAATATTATCCCACTACATATTGGCTTCACAACTGAATATCAGTGCTGATCAAGGGCAGAGGTTTATATCTCTGCCTTTCATTGAGCATTGATATAATCTCACATTTTTTATTTTCTTCCTATTTGTGAGATTAGCTCCGGTAGCTGTTCATCGTCAATGACAGACATTTGGTAGCTTAGGAAAACTACCACAAATACTTTTACGGAGGTCATTACAATGACTAACTTCTCTACTCTCTTCTCTGCTGCTGATGCTTCTGAAATCCTCGCTCTTGCAAATTCCATCGACACTTCCGATTGGGATACCGCTCGTCTTGCAGAGTTCTCTGAAGCTATCGAGAACCTCAAGGAGCAGATGCGCATCGACAAGGAGTACACCGAAGACCTGCCTAAGGTTGATGCTACTCCGTGCAAAGCTCCGGAGCATACCCTCAAGGATGCTTCCCGTGTTGGTTGCACTTGCCTCGTGGACAATGCATTTGTCATCAACCCCATGGGTGAGCATGACGAAGATGATGCAGATGTCATCGTTACTGCAGCAAACAACATCGTTGATGATGACGATGAGGTTGTTGTCCAGAAAGGCTTCAAGGGTGATCCTGATGATGGTGAACACAACATCATCCTCGTAGATTATCCTGAAAAGCAGATCGGTAAGAATGGCAATGGTGACTACCGGGTACTTCGGTTCAGAGATGTTCAGCTCTGCAATGAGTGGACTCTGGTTGTTGGTGAAGATGATCTTGCAAAGAGATTGCAGGAGATCAGCTACAACAACAAGGGTGTCCTGGCAGGCATGACCAAGAAGCAGTGCTTCGGATGGATGATGTCTCAGACCAAAGGCTTTCCTTGCTGGACTGTCAAGAACCTCAAGGGTAAGGTTGTTACCTACTTCGATGAGTCTGCATACAACAAGTATTTTAGGTGGGTGCAGACCCAAAAGGCATCTAAGGAAGATGCTTATGCTCAAAAGCACAGCATAAAGATCAGTGCTGATCAGAAAGAAGCATCTTACAAATGCTGATTCATTTAGGGTGAGGCGAAAGCTTCACCCTTTTCTTTTTGTTGGGGAGAGGTTAACCGCCTCTCCCTTTTTTTTATGTTGCATGCTATGTCTGAAGAAAAGAAAAAAAAAGAAAAAAGAAAAAGTTCCGATACAAGTGAATCATAACAGAAAATGCAGAAAGGAAAATAAAAAATGATTAAATTCAAAATTCCTGCCAATTCAAATCTCATGAAGATTTTGATTCCGGCATATCAGACGATGGAAGAAAAAGATATCGAAAGATATATAAGAAATTCCAATCCAGGCTATGAACTCATAGGATATTCCGAACCAAATCCAATTCCGGTAGTTGGCCCACTTTACTACGAAGTAATAGTGAAAAAGGAGAATTAAAAAATGTTGTACATGGAAAAAGGGTGGCGTTACACGATAATGTACGTCACCAATACCAGAGAAGTTCTGAGAGATTATCCAAAAGCAGAAATAATTCTTCTAAGTGAAGACGAAAATGGAAAGATGATTGCCATAAAAGAAAGGAGATTTGATTGACACTAAAAGACTTCATCAACATCAGTGAGTTCAATGCAATCCGAAATGCAATAGCAAAAGAAGCAGATTTTGAATTCACGAAGACAGTGAATAAAATCGAATTCGGATTGAAATCGCACCGAGTAAATGATGATTATGCTGAAAACATTTGGCATGGACATCATTACTTGGTGTTTGTTGATTATTCTCGTAAATACGGAAATTACATGGGCGGTGGCAGAGGGATGTGTACATTCGAGCCGTTTGAGAATTGGGAGAAATTCAAAAAATGGTTCAACAACCTCATGAAGCAATATTCAGAATTTGAAATCAAAGATGAGCCAGAACAACTGAGCTTATTTGAAATGTGAAAGGAGAAAAAATGAAAGAATTCAAAATGTATTTCTTCAGTCCTGAAAATGGTGGTAGTTGGTTGAAAACATCTGTTTATGCAAAGACCGTGTCAATGGCAAAAAAGATGGTCGCAAATCTTTATTATGTACCGGAAAGGTTGGTGTTCGAACAGTGAACAGACATGATCGTATTCGCATAGCTAAAGCCCGCAGCTATGTGAACTGCATGGCAAATGGGCAATGGATATCAGACAAAGCAATGAAGTTCACAATGGCAGTCGCTGATGAATTCGGCGATGATGCCATTTGGCAACAACGCTAAAAAGAAAGTGAGGTGAAGATCATGAAAGAGATTTATGCAATTTCAGATGGAAGGTTGGTGTTCTAATGAGAAAGATTCAGTTTATAGCAAAAGACATTTATGGCAGAGAGTTGGGAGACCGCTCTCTGCTAATTGGTACTGGCACAGTTAATTCCTATGGCAGTGATGCTGCTAACAAAATCAAAATTAAAAATTATTAATTTAAAGGAGATTTATATTATGTTTAGTTTTCGTTTTGGTTCCGTAATGAATGTTCACACCGCTTCCGCTTTCAAAAATCAGAATGGCGATCCTGGCTTCGTCATCATCATGATGGAGAATGAGAATCAGCCGGAGGGAATTGAGCGTCCTTCTCGCTCCAAGAACCAGATCAAGATCTGGGGAACTGGCGAAATGCCTACAGAGCTGCACAATGGATGCAAGATCACCATTGATAATGCAGCTGGCTTTGATTGGAAGTCGCTGCCACGCAAGAATAAGCAGACAGGTGAACCTGTTTTTGACCGCTTTGGAAATCCTGTGTTTGATCAGCATATTGAGCTTGTTGCTCCTACCATCCATGTGATCAACACAGTGGAAAAAGCAAAGAAGAATAGCAAAAAGGCTGAGGGTTAATCCCTCGGCCTTATTTTTATGAAAGGAGCATTAAATCATGTCCGACTATTGGGAACTGCATGAATCTGAATTTGCAGAATATCTCAAAGCAAAGGAGAAAGGATTTTATGACTAAGTACGTTATCTACTGGAAGCATCCAGATTGTGATTGGGAGGAGGTGGACGAAGCAAGCACATATAAAGAAGCAGCTAAGTTGTTGGAAGAATATAAGCTGGCCTATGGCATAGGCACATTCAAGATTAGGAGAGAGAAATGATCACTATTCAGGATCTGTTGGAAGCATATAAGCGTGGCCTTAATGATGGCAAGCTGATCGGCTATAAGATAGGCATCAAAGAATGGGAAGCCTATGAGAGTGATATGGAGATGATGAACCATGATTGAGTTTTGTGGACTTGTAGCAATTACTGGTGTAGTGATGTTCGTTGTAGGATTTATTGGTGATATGAAAGGAGAATATGATGGCAGATAAGAATAACAACCTCAAACCGGAATTCGATTTTGACAAATATCAGCGCAATATCTGGAAAGCACAGGCAATCCAGAATGTCGCTGAGAATATTGGCTATTATATCAATAGCCTGGAATCGGATATTCAGAGTGCTCGTGATTCTCTTGCAGAATATGAACAAAAAGAGAAAGAAGAAGCAGGCGGTTCAACCTATGGATGGAGAATCGAAGGTGAGAAGAAAACCATTGAGGAATTTAAGATCAGGCTTGGCCTGTATAAGAAAGTCTTGGATTTCGTAGATAAGGAGATGGCGTTCTAATAGGCATCGATTGGTATTACACCGAGAACAATAAGAACTTTATCAAATCAGAAGATGATGCTATTGCAGCTATGAGAATGGATGTCATTAAAGCATGCTGCAACATCCGAAAATATCTGTCAGAAGAGAGGAAGGTCGAGACAACACAGCTCGACCTTCTTAATAGTCTGGCAGATGCAATTAAACAAACCGTTATGTGCTATACAGAATTGAGAGTCTGAAAGGAGACGATAATTATGATGTCTTTAGCTGAAGCAAAGCAGAAATACTATAATCACTTCTATGGCAATGAGATCAGTGATTATGGTATGCAGAATGGTTATGTAGATTACCGTTGTCTGTCTAATTGTGGAGACATGGTTCTCTGTAATTCAATGGCAGGGAGAGAACTCGAACTTGTGCTCGGCGATGAAGCGTTTTATAGCACAGAAGACCCTGTTGAGATCTACCAGTGGTACATCATCAGTGATGGCCTGTTCCATGTCCTTGAGCGTGAATGTCCAGATGAGATTGTGTTCTATGATAACGAACTTGATGTGTATGTCTGGGGCATTTGCCATTATGGCACATCCTGGGATTACGTTCTGACAGATATCCCGCTGAGAAAAAGAGAGGAGTGATAGCATGACTCAGTATATTGACATTACCAACCTTCGCCACCATCCCAACAACCCCAGAAAAGATATTGGGGACGTAACAGAACTTGCAGAAAGCATTAAAAAGCAGGGGCTTATTCAGCCTCTGCTTGTTGTTCCCCATGTTCTGGATATGGGAGCATACCAGACAACAGAGTATTACGTTGTCGCTGGCAACAGACGTCTTGAAGCCTGTAAACAGGCAGGCATAGAAAAAGTCTATTGCGAAGTTGTTGATGATCTAAGCGATGAAGATGTAATCGGCCTTATGCTGACAGAGAATATGCTCCGGCAAAATCTGTCCTCATTTGAAGAGAGCAATGGCTTTCAGCTCATGCTCGATATGGGCAAGACAGAAGCAGACATCAGCAAAGCAACAGGCCTGAAAAGCGATACTGTCAAAATGCGTACCAAGCTTCGGAAACTGGATGCAGATAAGCTTCAGAAAGCTTGCAACAATGGAGCTACCATCTTTGAGTTGGCTATTGTGGCTGATATTGAGGATGAGAAAGAGCGCAATAAGCTGCTTGCCAAAGCAGGCACGAGAGAATTCAACAATGCCATTGAGCGGTATAAACAGGAAGAAAAAGCCAGAGAACGTAAGATTGCTATTGAGGAATTCCTCAAAGATCATGAAATCGAAGAATGGGATACCTACGAATACACAGGCGGTTTCATGACTCTTAAGATGAAAGCTGAAGATGGTACAGTTATTGCAGAACGTGGCTACATGGTCAAGCATAAGAACTATTCAGCTTGGGGCGATGATATGCCTAAAGAGGAAGACCTCGATCCTAATACAAAGTATTTCTATGTATACAGCCTCGGATATAACATTCTCCGTGATGCCACACCGGAAGAAGTTGCAGCGAATGATGCTAAAGAAGCAGAGCTTGAAGAAGCTCACGAAGCTAACAGAGCAGTACAGGAAACTGTGAAGATCATCAATGAAAGACATGAAACTCTACGAAGAAACTTTGTCCTTCAGTACAATGACTTCAAAAAGCATCAGAAAGATCTGAAGATGTTTGTGATTGCGGCTATGGAATTCCTTATCGAAAACACTGGCGGATATGGCATTACATACGGCCTTAAAAGCAGAATTGAAAAGATGGCAGATAAAGAACATTCGACTCCAGATCAGCTGCTCTTGATTGAATCGTATGCTATCCTTGAAGGTTCGACATGTATGAATGCTGAATGGGCAGACGGCAAATACAAAATCAAATACAGAGAAAGTGAACGTCTGAATACTCTGTATGGACTTCTAATGAATCTCGGATATGAGATGTCCGAGGAAGAAGATCAAGTCCTGAAAGGAACACACGAAGCTTATGAGCGAGAAACTGATAATGCACCCAGTGACTGATGTAGCCGAAGAGGCAGATGCCAAAATACTTGACATCTGCCAATGGGCTAAAGATGTTGCCGAAAAATACCATTGTGCTGTGGAACTGCCTATGATACTATTAGAGGGAAGAATCCGTAACGCAGTTGATTCTTTGAGAGGAGTGAGCAAATGACAATAGAATGTGAAGATTTTTGGATTGGAGATAGTGAAACCATTTACTGGGGTGAAAAAGATCCACGAGAGCCTTTGACAGTAGTATTTCTGTAGTAATTACTACGAATTTACTATCGTCAAAAACGGGGAAGAAGGCTACAAAATACTGTAAAACACATATAAGTCGTCCAATATATAGTATTTCATCGCCGAAAAATTCATTTAGCAATTACCAAATCATGAACAAACGGCAGTATTCGTTAGCCTTGTGATTGTTCGGTAGTAAATTTGAAGTAATTCTTGAGCGGTTGTATGCGTTTCTCAGAATCTTTAGCATACAGCCGTATGTAACATTCGTTCATGACTTTAGGCGAAGACCATCCACCACATTGCATAATGTCTAATTCTGGAACATTCAGAAAATAAGCTAGGGATGCAAAGCTTCGCCTTAGATCATGAGCAGTGCACTCTGTAACTCCTGCTCGGTTGCAGAGTTCCTTGATCTGCGTTGTGAGGTAAGTGGGCGTTTTGGTGTAAATACGTCCGCTGTTCGGCAGTACCTCATAAAGCCGATCACAGAAGACAGGGATTTCCCTCGTGGAAGTCTCTGTCTTTGTTTGTTCTACGATCTCCCATCCACCTTCTGTCCTAACCATTGTCTTGTTGACATGGATAAAGCCGTCATAGATATCTTCAGCTTCCAGAGCAAGCAGCTCACCTCTTCT